AATGATGTACCACCACTTTGGTCGAATGTTAGACCAGAGCTTGTAGCTAATGCACGTAGGTTACCTAAAATCTCTTGGTCGATTTCAGCTGTAATTTCTTGTGCTAGAGCAGCCATAATTTCTGCTTCAACATCTAAACCGTGCATAGATTGTGCATCTTGTGCAGCTTCGAAAGTCCAGCGTGCGCTGATCTTACGTGATTTAGCTTCAACAGTTTGCTTCAATACTTGAATGCTTAGTTTCTTACCTGGAACACCTTCTAATGTAGCTGTATCATCTGCTCCTGGAGCAACAGTATCTAAGTTACCTGTGTATGCTTTAGCGATGTTAAATGGGCTTAGAGCTTCATCACCAAGCGTTACGCCAGCAGCAGTTTCTGCATAACGTACACGTAGAGTGTGGATCTGACCTACTGGGCCAGTCATAGGCTGAACACCAATGATTTCGTTAGCAATGACAGTTGGCATTACACGACGAATAACTGGTAGAATAACCTTGTTTAATACAGCAACGTTACCGCTTTGAGTTGCACCAGCAGATGCGCTCTCAGTTAGTTGCTTACGTGTGTTCTCTAGAACAGTTTGCATAACCGCTTTGCGGTTACCGGCTAGTCCTTCTAGTAGAACATCTTTAGTTGCGTTCCAATTCTGGGACTCGAAAAGTTTTTCGGACATAGTAGTCTCCTTTAATAAATTTACACTTACTTACCTAATCCGGCTAACTTTCTAAGTGAAAGAATTTCTGCTTCAGGAGCAGTTGTTTCTTCACTAGAAGTTTTATCACCGGTCACCGCAGTCTTCTGCGATACCGAACTCTCGGAAATCATTTGCTTGCTTTTCGTAGCTGATGTTTCGTTGAGTACTGCTGGTAGATACTTATTGTATGCTTCACGGAGATTCTCGGTTTTTGTGGTTTTCAACAAATCTGCCATGATGCTACGCTTCTCTTTCGATAGCGGAGCAACCAATTCCTGCATAATAGTCTGACGCTTCATTGCGCCTTCTGTTATGCGTGTTTTCTTTTCTGCTAGTGCAATTGCTTCATCTTTAGATTCTACTAATTTAGTAGTTTCTTCTAACTGGACATTTAGCGCAGAAATTTGCTCGCTTAGTTTCTTGACTTGTGTACCGTCTGCGAAACCGCTTGCCATGAACTCAGCTGCAAACGCTTCCATGATCTTGCGACCGAATGCGTTCTCTTTGCTCATTTGGATGTCTTCACGTAGTTGAGTAATTTCACCACGCAATGTTTCCGAAATTAGCTTTTCAGTTTTTGCTGCTGCTTCCTTAATGAATTTAGCTTTTGCTTCGGCAATAATTTTCTTGCCTTCAGCAACCATTTGAACTCTAGCTTGGACAAGTTTTTGCTCGTCTTCTTTTAGTTCTTTCAGTTCACCGGACAACTTTGTCAAAGCAAACTCTTCTAATTTAGAAAAGTTTTCTTTTTGTAGTTGGCGATCTTGTCTAAGTTCTTGAATCTCTTTAGCCATTTGTTCCATAACAAACTTGTTTAACATGCCAGCATGTTCAGCAATTTGCTTTTTATATGAAACTTTAGCTTCAACAACTTCACGTTTGTCTTGTGCAAACTCTTCGATTTCAGCACGAATTGCTTCGGTGATCATCTTGTCAGCTGCTTCAACAATTAAGCCTTTGTCATGTTCATAACGTTGGCTAAACTCTTCACGCAGGTTTGCTTCAACTTCTTCGTGTAGTGCCTGTACTCTGTTGTCCCAAGCCTCTTGTAGTTGGCTTGTTACTTCCTCAGATAAGACTCCGGCTCCGAATAGTTCTTTAAATGTGCTCATCATGTTCCCCTTATTTTTTTAGGTTTTCGATGAACCTGAGAACCTCTTCCTGGAGGTATTTTTGTGCAACTTTATCATACTTTACAGCTTCTGCAACACCCATTAAGGCGCCGCGTCTACGATCGTTCATTACACGTTCGTAGATAGCTTTTGGATATGCTTCAGGAGCACTAGGTTGTGCCACGATATCAACTGTGACAATTTCAAAATCAGTAACGCCACCAGATTCATTGACGTTACCAGATCCCCTACTCGATACACCTAGTTTTACACCGCTATCTAAAAGCGTTCTAACGATGTTACCCATTGGTGTTGGTAGGATTTTTAGTTTACCGATACCGTTATTTTCATTCATGTACATATTTGTAATCATGTGTGAAACACGGTCTAGGTTTACTTGCAGGTCATCAGGGTGGTCGGCTTCGCCTAGCACACTCATACCGCTTTTGATTTTTTCAGCAATGTTACTACATGCCCTAGCAATCTCAGAAACAGCGTATGTTCGTCTATTTTGATTCTGAACGCCGCCTTGAATAAAAATGCCTTCCATGTAGAGGTCCTTACCACCGCTGGCGTTCTCAACTAGTTGAGTACGCATACCAGCCTGGTCGTAAGTTAAACTTTCTACTAATGGTAATGCCATATTAATTATTCAGCTTTCTTTGGGGCTGCAACGCTTGTTAACGCTGGAGCTTTTTTGTTGCCAGGAACAGTTCCTACGTTACCTGTTGCCATATCTTTAACAGTTGCACCTGTACCGCCTTTTTCAACGTTACCGCTGATTTTAACTGCACTTGCACCATTGCTAGATACTTTAGCACCAGAACTTACTGGGCTTTTTGTGTTGTCGGAACCATCTGGATGTGAAACTGGAATTTCCATTGTTGCAACATTTTCGCCTAGTGCCGCTACTTCTTCTTCGCCTTCTTCTTCAGATGTATCACCCATTAATTCGGCAAATAGATCTTTTAGTTCAGCTAGTGCGTCGTCTACACGTTCCATTTTTTCTTCGCTTGCAGATTCTTCTTCAGCTTCTTCTCCAGCTTCTTCTTCGCCTTCTTCTTCAGCTTCTTCGCCTTTTTCTGCATCGTCGTTTGTACCCATTGCTAGGTCCATTGTTGCTTCTTCTTCTGAAGGTTCAGCAGCCATTGGATCTGCTTCTTCGTCTTCAGCTTCTGCAAACAAACGCTCGTCTTCTAAGTCAGCTTCGTCTTCGATAATTTCGTCTTGGAAATCATCTTGTGCGCTGCCGCCAATTTCTTCTTCAATGTGATCGTCTAGGCTAGATAGCTCTTCGTAGATGCTCTTGCCTTTAGCCACAAAGAATTGATGTAGCAATTCGCTTGCTTTTTCATCTTCTTTATTGATTAGGTGTTCTAGCACCTGTTCTAATGTGTGTTTTGACATTCGTTTCTCCTTTTGGCCAAAAGTTTTTGTCTTTGTAAAATTATTTACAATATATATAAAAAATCCAGGAGAAATGCCATTAAAAACGCAGTTTTCTCCTAGATAGACAGGATTAAGTATAGAAAGACTTTACTGTACAGGTCTGCTATAAATTACTTTAAAGAACTCTTTTCTATCATCGTCTTCGACTTTTCTTATCTCTCTCATTTTTCGCAGTTTATTTAAGTGCTCTAAACTCAATTTAGGACGACGAGTGTCTAGTTTTTCTGCTTGGTGGAACTCGTCATCTTCAGGATTATAAAATCCATTAACTTCATTCAATTTCATTTGGTGCTCCTCCTAAAGGACTTACTTGACCATCTTCAGATCCCAAGTCTATTTCTTCGCCGCCGTCTTCGGGCTGTGCTTCTAAATCGTTAGCCAAATCTAAGTCTTCCGGTGATGGCTTATCAACGCCTAGCGATGTTAAATCGCCTGCATTAGCCATTGACCCTGATGCTCCGCCTAATTGATTTGCAGCCACGTCTGGGTTTTCTTCTTCCCAATGAGATTCATTTGTTACCATCTCTGCATCAGTTAATCCTAAGTACTTCTTCAACACAAAGCGACGTGACAAGTATGGTACTTCTGCCAATTGACTAAACACTGCGGCCCTAGCATTGTTAATTTCGATTTCTCTATATTCACTAAAGCTCTGTGGCGGCATGAATTGTAGTGTAAATGTACTCGAATCTAATTCAACACCTTTATGTTTTAAAAACATTTTAAATTCGTTGTCTAATGATTCGATCAGCAACTGTTGTATACGCTGGCAATACTTGTTAAAACGATATTCCTGAATCGCCGCAGTACCTACACGCCCATCATTATAACTGGCTGTTCCGTCATCAGGA